AGGGGGCACTAGATGGCGGCGTAGCTAGGGAGCCTGCAATTAAAACTGGTCGCCCTGTAATCCCTGGGAAGTTTCCTCCTAAAATTGGTGGCGGTGTTCAAACTCAAGTAGCCGCTGTCAAAAAGCCTCTCATCCCAATGGTAAATACTGGAGTTGTGGCTAAGGCAGAAAAACATCCTTGCACCTGCTGGCACTGCAAGAGTTGGCCAGGGGGCGCGTCCACTCCATCTGTATATGCAGAAGCTAAGACAGGACATAAAAAGCCGTTTAGTACAAAAGCAGCTAAGGCGTTTGTCCATAAAGAGCGCAATGACAAAAGAGCAGAATACGAGGCTTCCAAAGTAGAAAAAGCCGAATCCCCAGCAGCCAAGCCAATTGCTAAATCGCCCGCTTCTGGTTCTGCTGCTAAAGTATCTGCACCAAAAATGCCCACAACCAACATGGCCCCAAAGGCACCAAAACTATAATGAACACCAATCTTATAACGGAGAGTAAATAATGTCTTTATCATACACTACAACTGACGGCCAGACCCTAATTGTTCCTGGTGCATACGCTGAAGCCCAAGTCGTTTCAACTCCTTCTACTCTAGCCGCCAACGGTATTCTAATGGTAATTGGCGAAGCTAACTCTGGTCCCGATTTCACCCTTGAGTCTGACCTAAGCAAGAACACCTTTGGCCCAGACCAACAGTCAGACATTATCGCCAAGTATGGTTCGGGTAGATTGGTAGACGCTTTCGTAGGTGCTGTATCTGCCTCTAATGACAACAACATCATGGGCAGCTTTACTTCTTTTGTGCCTGTAAAGACCAACGTATCAGTACAGGCTTCTGGGACTCTTACAAACTTCCTTAGCGGCGTGTATTCAAATGTGGTTGCAATTGCCGGAGGCGCTAATGGCAACCTAATCACTACTACTGTTACCTCTCCTCAAGGTGAACTGTCTCCTTCTACCGGGAGTTTTATTCTAGCCTCTCCCCAAGTTGCCACTACCGTTTCTGCAGTTGTCAATGGTGGCGCAGTTGTAACGTCTAGCAGCATGAGCGCCGGGGCTACTCCAGCTACTCTAGTCACAGACTTAAGTCCCCTAACCGGCGTAACTGTTACAGGCGGTGCCGCAAGAGGCCTTCTAAATAGCACTGTGGCAATTACCCTTGGCAATGTTAATGGATACCAAGCCACTTTTACAATTACCACCGCTGCTACTAACTGGCACGTAGCTCCTTCTGTTGGAGATATCCTTTATATTGGGTCTGGTTCTGGCTTTACTTCTGGTGGCCATGCTGGAAACGCTGGTACCTATGTTGTCCAAGCTGTTTCAAGCAATACACTGACTGCTCTGAAGGTAATTGATATTTCTGGTACTGGTGTAACAAGAACTGCTCCTGTGGGGGTTTCTGATGCTTCTACTACAAGCTCAGATATTGAGGCCTATTTGCCAGTTAATATCAGTGTTACAAATACAGCAGTTGTTCCTGGACTTGGTAAATCGCTAGAGCTTGCTAACACTTCTACTGGTTCTTTTGCCAATTTGTGCTGGACTTACAACACTTCAACACAGACTCTTGCTCAAGCCACTTTCGTTTCTGTTAGTGGTACCCCAGTAGTAATTGTTTCTTCTGAGGAATACCAAGTAGACTTAAACGTAGTACTGCAAAAGACAGGGGTATCGGAAAACTGGACCGCTGGTGGAGGCCCTGTTCTTTCTATTGGATATCAAGGGACCACTGCGCAAGCTGTCATTTCCAATGGCGTCATGACAGTCACTCTTTCGGGTGGTAGTTCTGCCGCACTGTCTCCAATTGTAGTCACCCTAAGCAACTACCCCACTATCGGAGACCTTTGCCAATACTTTAGTTCCCTAGGTGGTTTTACTGCTGCTCCTACATTGGCTACTTACTCACAGCTAAGCTCAACCTACCTAGACCCAGGCACTTTCAATATCAATACTGTTTGGGGTGCCCAGACTGGTAGAATCAAGACCGATGGCTACGATTTCCTTACTACTGTAAATGGTGGCTCTACACTAGTTAATCTAGTTCCTACTGGCACTCAGACTGCTCTAATCGGATTGCCCAATATTTCTTCACTAGCTTTCTTGTCTGGTGGCTCAAAGGGCTTCACTACTAACGCCATTATTCAAAACGCTCTAAACGCTCTACAAGCTGTCAAAGGCAATCTGTTGGTTCCTTTGTTCTCTAATGACGCTACAGTTGATATTGCAGCTGGATTCACAGACCCCAATTCAACTTATACCATTGCGTCAATCAATACAGCTGTAAGGGCACACGTATTGCAAATGTCTCAGCTAAAGAGACACCGTCGTAGAATTGCTATACTGTCTAATTATGACACTTTCGCAAACAACCAGAACAATGCGGCAAATATTGCTTCATCGCGTTGCTGCATGACCTTCCAGTCAGTCCAAGACAATAACGCTCAAGGCACACTTACTACCTTTAGGCCCTGGATGACCGCTATTAAAGCTGCTGCAATGCAAGCCGCAGGCGTCTACAAGGATATCACCTGGAAATACACCACAGTTTCTAGCGCTACTGTTCCACTTGGCGGGTTCAATTACAATATAGAATCTAACTTGGAATCTGCTCTAGGAGCCGGTCTATTGCCTCTATTTTATGATGGTAGTGGCTGGTCTTGGGTATCTGACCAAACTACTTACAGCGTTGACAACAACTTTGTTTATAACTCACTACAAGCTATGTACTGCTTGGATATGATTATGAATGCTCTGGAGCAAAGGATGTCCAGAGCTTTCGTAGGACAATCATTAGCAGATGTTTCGGCCACTACAGCCGTTACGGTGTTCAAGGCCATTTGTGATGATTTGATTACCCAGAAGTTGATTGCTCCTAGTGATGATGCTCCAAGAGGGGTCAAGAACATTGTAATCAAGATTGTAAACGGGAATGCAATGGTGGTAGGAGCAGAAGTAAAAGAAGCTACGAGTTTGAAGTTTGTGGCAATTCAATTGCTTGTATCCGCGATCCAACAAACAGCTACGGGTTAAATAAAGGAATAAATAACACATGCCAGCATTAGTATTAAGTGGTGCAAGAGCGAAACTGGGTGTCTATGATGGCACTTCGGTTGACTACATTGGAATCTTTAGCGACTGTAGCTATGGGGTAACCTATGATGTACAGCCAGCCTGGATTTTAGGGCGTTACAGTGCGGCTAGCTTGGATTATACTGCTCAAGAAGTAGTACACGTGACTGCTAATGGTTTCCGCATTGTGTCACACGGGTGGTTCGCGGACGCACGTTTCCCTACATTGGCAGACCTGATGACAGCAAACTATATGACCTTGTCTGTACTCGATAGACAAACCAACGTTGAAGTAGCTCGCATCGACTTCGTTCGGCCTGTAGGGGCAACTGGCGGTTTCAGTGCTAGACAGCTATCCACAAGCCAGCATAGCTATCAAGGAATTCTGGTTTCAGATGAGAGCGCAACTGACAATACAGAAGCTCCTGGCGCTATGAGCCTACCGACTGGGTAATTTAACACAAGGAATAAGACAACAAAGGTCCCTGAAAATGGGGCCTTTTGTTTATTTACTCCATAGCCCTTCCAAATCCCCAGCCCGCCATACTGACGTACTTCGTCAATTCAGGCGGGTCACAGGTGGCTAGCATTGTTGTAGGCAGTCCCACATCTTTTACTTTTGCCAGCATTTCCGCAAACGTAGCTAGCCCATTCTTTTCAAACTCAAACACTACAGGGCTTCCAAACTTTTTTAACGTATTAAGCCAACAATTAGGCAAGCGAGGCACTACAGGAATTTCAGGGTGCCGTTTTAAACTCCTTAGTTGCCTGTGAGTTAATGTAGGTATAAAATTAGGGTCTAACCGTAATTCTATTGCTTTCCTGAATTCCTCCACATCCATGTTGCCTTTACACCTATTACAATCGTAGCAGGCAGAACGCAGATTATAATACCCATCCTTGCCACCTTTTGCAATTGGCTTGATGTGGTCAATAGTAAGCTTGTTTGGCCCTGGTGCTGTACCGCAATAACAACATTTCCCTCCAGACTTAGCGTGGACCTTTTGTTTTCCTAAAGACTTAAGTGAGGACATGTTCTTTATGGTAACATGTTTTAATCGTTTGTCAAGTAATATTTTAGGGCTTGACTTTTTGCGTTTTGGGAGTATACTATACCCTATGTTCAAAACTAGTCCCTTAGCTCGTTTTCGTCGTTGGCTAGAGCACTGGCATATCTGGCCATTTAAGTATATTAGCACGGCTGTTTATTGGCTAAGAACGCACACCTACAACAAATATCACCTGGTAGATTGCCGCAACAAAAGGAATGGTTATGAGTGGGGCTACACCGATATTTCCGAAAAGGTGCTGCTAGCTAATATGGCCCTTTTGAATTATTTCATTGACAAAGAGAAGGGTCTTAATTGCCATGTAGATTGGAGGTCAGCAGAAGAGCACCAAAAGGCTGGGGAAGAGGTAGATGAAGGGAGTGCGCACATTTACGACGATCATGCTAAGGCTGCCCAGGAAATGCGAGCCATATACCATTGGTGGAATGTTGAGCGTAAGCAAGAACATGACGCATACGACAAAGCTTTAGAAGAGGCCTACCCAGACCCATTTAAATTCGCACCTTCTGCTACACATCCTGGAATGTTTGAGCTGAAGAATTCTCATATCTCTAAGGAATTGCACCAGAAGTTGTGGGATATGGAAAAGGCTTTGGATGACAAAGACGAAGAAATGCTTATTCGTTTTATCAAAATCCGGGGCTACCTCTGGACCTAGGATAACAATCTAATTTGTATCTGAACAACTTGACTAACAGCTCAAAACGGCCTATTTAGTCAAGTATTTTTGAAAAGGGAAGAAAAGCGATGAAGACAAAGAAGATTCCGTATTTATGCCCAGTGTGTCAAGGGAAGCCCCTACCGACAGAAACCAAGGAAGACTATGTGGAATTGAAGGCAGGGGATGTTCTTCAATGGGGAGACGAATACCTTACGACAACGGAGGCAATCCGAAATGATGAAGGGGAGTGGTACAAAACAGGTCGTGTAGGAGTGGCTGTGAGAGAGAAAGACCATTGTTACCGCCGCAAAACCGTAACTGTTAAACCAACTACATGTAAGGCCTGTGATGGTAAGGGAATCGTTTGGGGCGAGGAAAGGGATGACTCTATTCCTTTTACAGTTGCTCCAACGGCTCCAGCAACTCCCGATTATCCACTTGGCCCTTATACCTATCCTACG